GCTATCTTGCCACAAAATTATCTCTACCATTACAAGATGCAGAAGACTTAACTATCTTATTAAATAATCTTAATACTTTATGAAAGACACAAAATTATTCACACCAGTAGACGGAGTAGTAGTAGAAATCCCAAAACAAACTAACACAGCAGGCATCGAATTGCCCGAAAGCTCAAGTAATAAAAAGAGTGAAGGAGTAATAGTATCTGAAAAGATTAAAGTAACAGAGAAATTATTAAAAGACTTTGGGAATCCTATTGAATTACAAAAAGGCACAAGAATAAAATTTTCAGAGGGCTATTCATTAGAAGACCAAGAAAATCTTTATTTCGTACCATTAGAGAAAATTTTAGGTATATATGACAACTAAATGGGAACCCAATTTAAAGAAGGTTAAACTCAAGCGTTCCCGAAAAGGTGCATTAGATATGGGGTTTCAAAAATTATGTGATTTAAATACTAAATATAATACAAGTATAAAATATCTTTCAGACATAAAGGACTACTATGGAAAGATTGCTATAAACTTAAATAAATATGTGTTAGTAGCAAAGAACTATCCTTATGGATTTATGGTAAGTGTAGATGAAATGATAGTTAATTATTGCAAGAACCAAAATAAAAAATTATTATTATATTTAAAAAGTTCAAACAATATTTATGAGTTTGACCCTACTCAAATCATTCAATATGGAGAACCCAATCAGCGAGGCAAGTCCACAATGTTAAACTTCAAGATTCAATTAGGTCAGAATTTTGAAAAAGTAGCTGAAAATCAGCTAAAAGCTAAACAATCAAAAATGTTTTAATTAAAAAAATTATGTCTATTCAATCATTTTTTATCACTATTATTGTTCTTAGTTTGCTAATAGGAGTTATTGTAATAGTAGGAACAATAATCAGGAACGGCGAAATCAAAAAGAATAAAAAGTCCACCCCTCTAACCGTAGAAAATTTATCAGACTTTGCTTTTATTCAAACCTTTGAAGAATTTAGAGTATATAAAAGTATGGTGAGAAATAACTATTGTATAACTTTTACCTTGAAGGTCGGAGAAATATCAGTTGACCGCAGATTGGAGGCACATACCTTTGAAGAAGTGTTATTCAAACTTAAAAATTGGTATAAAAAGAATAAAAGTAATTTAGAATTCATAGACCAAACTCTGGAGAAAGTAGATTAAATATAAAAGTATGCTTGAAAAGATTAAATTCACAAGAGATATTATTTTAGAAAGTTGTAAAGGTGGTGGTAACATTTTTAGAGAGGGGGAAGAAGTTGATATTATTGAGGGAATGGTGAAAGGTGAGTATGTGATAAAAGAACCATTATCAAATTTTAGTGTTAAAGTAAGAATACAAAATTAAACAATTAAAGGTTGTAAATAAATTAAACATAGAAAGAATATAAAAATATGAACACTGCATTAAAAGTCTTTTCAATTATTGGAATAGTATTTATTGGGATAGCCTTTTTAGGTAATATGGGTAATTTAGAAGCATTGGGATACACCTTTTTTGTTGCAATGATTTGGTTACCACAATCTATAATTGGATTAATTGTTTCAAATAAAAAAGAAGTTGAGAAGAAGTAACAAACCCTACGCAAAAACGATAAAACCCTATACAAATATGAATCTAAACAAATGGCTAAAAATTAATAAAAGAAAAGAAATACTAAACTATAAAATATTTTGGTATAAGTGTGTTCCTTTTGTAATTGCTGAAGTTAAGAATAGGGAATGGGGTAGATTAGAAGAAATAGAAAAGAAAGAAGGAAAGACTTTAGAAATATTAAAGCAAATGTATAATTCAAATGGTAACTGGTATATTGTAGAAGGATTGGATTATTTCTGGTTTCACAGGCAATTATTTACTAAGCAAAAGGAAGAAGTTTTATTTAATGATAGTATGCACTTACAATATAATGGAAAGTCAGACAATGAAAAGTTTAAAATGTTAAAAGAACACGCCCAAGCAGATATTGATTCTATTTGGAATAAAATATTTAAGAAAAAGTAAATATATGACAACCAGAAAAGAGTTTTTAAAAAAGTTTGCAGATATGCCTTTAGAAAAAAGAAATAAGGTAGCTTTAAATATTAATCATAATAATATTAATCAGCCCGTTTCTTGGAATGTGTGTTGGCTGGAAATTCAGTACAATACAGAACTAAGTAAAGAAATATTAACTAAACTTAATTAATATATAACTTTTATGGATAAAGTATATTGTAAAAATTGTAGGCATAAAGCATCTTGTGGATTATGGTGTGAAAACCCACTTGTTTTAGCTGTTGAAAAAAAGAAATTAGAAGATGAGTTTGGCGCAACGAGTGGTAATAAATATAGTGGTGTACAGAAAGATTATGTGAAAGTATCAGTAAGAACTTGGAAAGTAAATAAAGAGGGTGAGTGCAAAATTTACAAAAAGAAATGGTATAAATTTTGGATTAAATAAATAATTAATAAAACTAAAAAAATTATGTCTAAACAAATTAAGAAATCACTTGAAGCACGTAATTCCATTAAAAAAGGAATGGATACCTTAGCAGATATTGTAACTGCTACTCTTGGTCCGAAAGGACGAAACATTATAATTGAAAAAGAATTTGGAGACCCTGATATTGTTCAAGACGGAGTAATTGTAGCCCGAAGTATAGAACTAAAAGACCGTTTTGAAAACACAGGGGCTGAATTAGCAAAGTCAGTTGCTATTAGAACAAATAATGAGGCAGGGGATGGAACAACCACAGCCATAGTATTGGCTCAAGCAATGGTTAATGAGGGAATGAAATATTCTGAATTGGGGATAGGTGCTTTGGGATTAAGACGAGGAATGAAAGAGGCTATTTCTGATATAGTGAAAGAATTAGAATCTCTTGCCACTCCCATAAAAGATAAACAACAAATGGAAGAAATTGCTACTATCTCTGCAAAAGATAAAAGCATAGGAAAAATAGTTGCAGACTCAATGGATAAAGTAGGCAAGACAGGAGTAGTTAATACTGAAAAAGGACAAACCAATGAGATTACTCAAGAAATAGTTGAGGGATTTAGGTTTGACAAAGGATTTGTTTCTCCTTATATGGTAACTAATCGGGAAAAAGGAGTCAGTGAATTAGCAGATATTTATATTTTAATCACAGACAAATCTATTTCAGATGTTCAGAAAATATTACCACTCTTAGAAAAGGTAGCTACTCAAGGTCAAAAACAATTAGCCATAATCTGTGGAGATATAACAGGAAATGCTTTAGTAACTTTTGTAGTAAATAATGTAAAAGGAACATACAAAGGAGTAGCAATCAAAGCCCCTTATTATGGAGATAAGCAAAAACAAGCATTAGAAGACATTGCTATCCTAACAGGTGGAGTAGTTATCAGCCAAGATGTAGGATTAGAATTAAAAGATGTAGAGATTGAACATTTAGGCAAAGCCAAAAAATTAGTTGCTACAAAAGACCATACTACTATTATTGAAGGACAAGGCGAGAAAGAAGAAGTTAAGAAAAGAATAAAGCAACTCCAATCTGAATTAGATAAAGAAAAGAATGATTACATAAAGGAAACTTTACGGGAAAGACTTGGCAGACTTTCAGGAGTAGTAGCAGTAATTAAAATTGGGGCTAATAGTGAGGTGGAACAAAGAGAACTTGAAACCAGAGTTGAAGACGCTATAAGTGCCACTCAGTCAGCCTTAGAAGAAGGCGTAGTTATTGGCGGTGGCTTAGCTTTAATTTTAGCTAATCATACACTCGAGCATTTAGATAAAGAACCACTTACTGAGGATGAAGAAAAGGGTTATAAAATAATAATGAAAGCAATAGAAAAACCGTTTATAAAAATATTAGAAAATGCAGGCGAGAAAAGTGAAGTAATTTTAGAAAAGATGATTGCTGAGCATACTAATAAGAAATCTAATTTAGGATATAATGCTGAAACAGGTGAGTATGTTGATATGTTTAAAGAAGGAATTATTGACCCTAAAAAAGTAGTTAGATGTGCTTTAGAAAATGCAGGCAGTATTGCAGAAATGTTCTTATCCACAGAAGGAGTAATCTGTTTTGAAGATGAGGAAATTCCTAAGCAACCTTTAGCCTAATATGAAAAGATATAAAGTAATGATTAGAGATTTCAGAAATTCACCAAACGGAGAGTGGAAAGTATTAGAATTAAGATATGACCACAGAACAGGAAAAAAGGGAGTAGCAGTTTTTAAACATAAACACGAAGCTAAGGAATGTGAATCAATCGCTCATCGTTTATCAGAAAATAGTATTAAAACTAAAATAATTTATGAACAAAAAAATGAATACCGAAAATGACAACCCAAATAAAACTTATCATCAAGAAGTAGCGGAAGATATTGTTAAGGGTCTAAACAAAAAAACTATTGAGTTAAATGACCCTTTAAATTTTGAGTGCGTTGCTTGTGGTAAATGCTGTTATAATCAAGATATTATTCTCAATACCTATGATATGTTACAGTTTCGCAGAGAGTTTGAAAAGCCGACCTTTGCTCTTGGAATTGCTGGTCTGTACACTGTACATAAAGGACCAAACTCAAAAATGCCCGTTTATTTATTAAAATTTCTTAGAGAACCAGAGAGTAATATATCAATGTGTCCTTTTCTTAGACCAGAATTTCAAACAGAATTAGACCAAGTAAAAAAAGATAATAGACCACAAGAAGAAGTAATAGAAGAAATGAAAGTCATAGTTAAGAAAAATGTTACTTTAGGAAAAACTAAGCAAGTATGTTCTATCCATAAAAATAGTCCGACTGTATGCAAACTATACCCATTAGGCAGAGTTTCTGTTAGACCAAAAGATAGTGGTATTAGTAATACTAAAGAAGAAGTAAGATTCCTCAAATTAGAAAAAGACAGATTATTCTGCCCAGAGAAATGTTTTGAATGTAAAAATACAGTAAAAGATTATTTGACCAAAAATAAAGTAACAGATGAATTTAATTTTCAAAAGGAATATAATATGCTGATTAGTAGATTTGCCGAAATAATCAGTGAGCAAAAAGTTTTTCCTGAATATAAACAACTGGCTACTCTTCTTTATGATTTTGATGCTATAGCGATATATCAAAAATTAAAAAAGCAAGCACCAACTAATGCTAATTTAGACGATGTAATAAGTAAAAATAAAGAGGCTGAAAGGTATTTTGAACAATTCCCAGAGTTAGACCAAAGTTTACTATCAAAGTCGTTAGATAAAAATGCCTCTGACTCTTTATTAGAATATACTTTATCTCATCTAACTGACGCTTATAAAGAGTATTTAAAGGTACTTCAACAAAAATATGCTTAAAGAAATAAATATCAACCAAATCAAGAAAAGCCCAAGTAACCCAAGGTATTTATTTGATAAGATTGCTTTGCAAGATTTGGCAGATACTATCAAAGTTCAAGGAGTAATCCACCCAATTGAAATAGATGAGAATGAAACGATTATTTGCGGAGAAAGACGGTGGCGGGCAGCAAAATTGGCAGGATTAAAAACTATACCTTGCACAGTAAAAACAGGGCTAACCCCACTTCAGAAATTACAAAGACAGTACATTGAAAATGCACAGCATTTAGATTTAAACATAGTTGAGAAAGGGAGAGCTTTCAGAAATATGCTTAAATTTAAAAAAGATGAACTGTTAATGGATAGAGATGAACGCCACAAATCTGATTATCATTCTAAAGGCATAAAGGAATTATCAGAGCAACTTGGAGAAACTGCCTGGACAATCAGAGAATCAATCTGTTTAGTAGATGAAGAAAAAGCTATTACACAAGCCATAGAAAAAGAAGAAGTACCTTATACACATATTATTCAAGCTAACAAAGTTAAAGAGCCAAAATTAAGAGAAAAAGTTAAACAAAAAATCTTAAATAATGATTTTTCCAATCGTGAAACTTTAAAAGACACCATTGATTTAATAAATCAAAATCCTGATTATGCTAAAATTCTAATGAGCAAAGACGGAGAAGATTTAAAAGAAGCCATAGAGCATATTGTAGATACTGATTTGATTACCAAACAAGATTTAAAGAAAACAACCTTAATGCAAGCATTTCCTTATATTGAAGAAGAATATAAAAAGTTTAAAAAGTCCAGTAAGAATTTAGATAAATTTATTCAGCATTTAAAGGATATATGCAAGTAAATAAATGTAAGAAGTGTAATGGTGCTTGTTGTAAAGAAATGTTCTTAAATTTAGGTAAATATAATAAAGCAGATAAATACCATAAAGATTATGTCAAATGGATTAAATTACACGGAATTAAAACCAAAATAGTTAATAACAATCTTTATATTCAATTAAAAATAAAGTGTACAAAATTAAAAAATAGTAAGTGTTTAATTTATAAACATAGACCGTTGCTTTGTAAAGAGTTTAATTGTAATGATTTATTTTTTATAAGACTAAATAAAAGATTTAATTAAATAGCTTTATGAATAAAAATGAAAAAATAATTCAAGTTATGCCACAAGATGAATCTTATGGGGTAGTCCTCACTAACCAAGGCAATTTATATAATTACACACTAACAAAAAATTTAACTACAGGAAGAATCACAATTATTTCTTTATACGCTGAAGTAGAGTTAGATGTTTAATCTTAATCCTATGAATATATTTACTAAATTTAAGCAAAAACGAGCCATAAAGCAATATCAGAAGTACCGAAATACCCCTTGCCCAAAATGTAACCAGCTGAATTGGAATTATTGTTTTGCCCCTTATCTTAAAAATAAAGAAAAATGTAGTATAGAAGCCAGAGTGTGTAAAAACTGTGGATATAAAGACACAAACGGACATATTATTTCTAATGAGATAAAACTTAATTCAGAACTTACTTTTAAAGTAAGTCAAAAATAATAATCTTATGGATACTAAAAAAATACAAACTATCCCTGAAAAAGAATTAGTCAATGCCATTTGTTATAATTCAGGGCATTCCTCAGGACAAGTAAGAAAAATTCTTTCTTCAATGAAAGAGCATATAACAAAAGAATTAAAATCAGGCAACGCAGTTAAATTAGGATTTTTTGGTAAATTCACCCCTTTTTATAGAGCACCCCGCCAAGTTAAAAACCCAAGAAATAAACAAATGATGGAAGTAAAAGGGTTAAAACTAATTAAATTTAGAGCCAGCAAAGCCCTAAAAGACACTGTAAAAGATACTTATGATAATTAAGAGTATAGAATAAACTTTTTATGAAAAACCAAAAATACATCAATGAAGATTTAGATTTCATTTTTATCCGTGCCCAAGATAAAAACGGAAAATGGAACAGCCTCTCAGTTCGTGAATTAGATAAACAGCAATGGGAAGATTATTTAACCAGACACTTTGGGGATGGAAAGAGATTTTGGAAGACTCTGACTCCCGAAGTAGAACAAGAAGAATGGAGTAATGAAGATAAATTAGGAATAATTAATTGGTTAGCTGACCAGGGGGCAGTATTTGTAATGATAAAAAGAGAAGCCAGATAAAATTTTATGCAGAATCAACCAAACACCACAAAAAATAAAAAGAAACAAAAGAAGTTTAAATTGAAACCTACAACTCTTTGGGAAAATTTGAGTCCTGAAAGTAGACAGGCACTGCTTTTAGCAAAGTCAAGTATCCATAAAGAGTCAAATCAACAATATGAGTCAAAAAAGCGAAAAAGAAAATTCAAAAGAGCTAAACAACATCATAACTACCTTAGCAAAAATACAAGACCAACTCTGGAAAGAAAAGAGAGTAACGACCAAGGAAGAGCTTTATCAAATAGCAGTTATAGGTAGTTATGTAAATTGTTTAGTCAGGGCATTTGCTGATAATGAGGTAACCCCGATAAAAGAAGAAGATAAACCCCAAGATGACACAGTATGACTTTAAAAACAAATCTTAGAGTACAAAAATTTATTTTAAATAAGGCTGGGTATCGTCTTCTGCCTATTAGAGATTTCAGACTAAGATATCACGAGTGGATGAGAAGTGTATGCCCCCAAGAAAGTCCTTACCCAAGATTTCACATAGTTAAGGACTTTGGGAAGAAGAAGTATGAAATACATTTAGATATGTATCGCACTCATAGAAAAAAATTATCTGGAACAATAATATCAGAAGGATATATTTTAAGAAAAGAGGCATTAAGAATTTATAAAATATCCTTTTTAGATTATTTAGAAAAAAATCAAGATATACCAGGTAAGACCTATAAAATTAAAAAGATGGCAATACGTTTAAAACGATTTCAAAATGGAGTAGACGAATTCGCAAAAAAAAAAAGAAGAAAGGAAAGATTAATTTTATGACTCAAACCTTTTTTAAAGAAGAACGAGAAGAAAAAAGAGGAACTCCTATTCCTGAAGAAACGAGATGGGCGATATTTAGTAGGTGTCAAGGGAAGTGTGAGTACTGTGGTAACCCAGCAGTAGATGCTCACCATATTCTCTCCCGTGCCCAAGGTGGGAGTAATAATGTTAATAACTTAATTGCTCTGTGTCGAGAATGCCACGACAATGATAAAATAAGAAATAAAATCGCAGAAAAACCCAAATATTATATGGGTAGATACAAATGGTAAGGATTTTTTAGATAATTAAAATATTATTATGACCTCACAAATGAAAAAGAATGTTAAAGACATTGTTTATGCTATTTTATTATTTATTGGTGTTTGTGTCCTTTTGGGTTGCTTATCTATATTTCTGTCAAAAATACAAAATTACCTCCTTCATCTTGGCTCTAACGAGGAGATAACCATTAAAAATAAATTCTAAAAAGTATGAATAAAATAATTTTATGGTTTCTGAAAAAACAAGAATATTAATGAGCAAAGCTCAAACTGGAAGAAAACACTCTGAAGCAACTAAAGAGAAGATACGCCAGGTAAGATTAGGAAAGAAACGAAAGCCTTTTTCAGAAGCAACTAAAAAAAAGATGAGTAAAGCTAAATTAGGAAATGAGTATTCTTTAGGTTTTAAACACGGAGAAAAAATAAAGAAATTCCATAGAAATTTAATGTTAGGCAATAAGTATAGATTAGGAATAAAACATACTGAAGCTACAAAGAAAAAGATAAGAAAATCGTCTTTAGGCGAAAAAGGAAATAATTGGCAAGGTGGTATTACTAAATCTTCTTCTTTAATAAGAAGTAGTGCCAGATATGTAAAATGGAGAAAGGATATTTTCAAGCGTGACAACTATATTTGTCAAAAATGTCATTTAAAAGCAAGTGGATTTTTAGAGGTACACCATAAAAAATCTTTTTCTTCTATTTTAAAAAGGTATGGTATAGTTACAAACGAAGAGGCAGTAAAATGTAAGGAATTGTGGGGCTTGAAAAATGGTGTTACTCTTTGTAAGGAATGTCATAAATTAACCAATACACATATAAATAAAATCAATACAAATATGTTAGCAAAAGTATCTTCACTCATATCTATTGACCCAGGAAGCATCCAAATCGGGATAGCTTTTTTTCAAGACGAAAAACTAATAGAGTCTAAACAAATAAAATTATCGGGGGATACTTTTTATAGTCGACTAAGAAATTTAAAGTTAAGTGTGATAAAATTTTTTGAAAAACACTCTATTGTAGAGTTTATGGCGGTTGAGACCCCCTTTATAGGGCGAAACCCTCAAGCAGGGCTAAAGATAGGGCAATGCAGGGGTCTGATATTAGGCATAGGGTTTGATTATGATTGTAAAGTCATAGATATAGCCCCACAAGAGACCCGTAGCTATTATGGAGTTAGCACAAGAGCTAAAAAAGAAGAATATCAAAGAATAGTTAAGTTAGAAAATCAGAATAAAGTAATGGGCAGTGATGAAGCAGATGCTGTTGCCATTGGTTGTACTGCATTACATAAAATAAAAAAAACCCGTCTATACAACGAAGCTATTTAAAAGACACCACAAGCGATAGATTTTCTCCATCGCTTAGGTGAGATAACTATATTAAATAAAAAGGTGAAAGACAGTCTATTCGGTTGGACTGCTTTTTTTTCCTCTTATGTCAATATATCGAGCTTTATTAGCATAAGTATCGGTTAATTTATGACATTCTTTGCAAAGAGTAAGACCATTTGAAAGTTTCCATAAATCTTTACATTTATATGCTTGAGATAAAAAAAATATAAAATATTTATCCAATAATTTAGATAAAGCAAGTTTATGATGTGCTTCTAAAAAACAACCTCGTTGTTTACATTTTTGACAAATATAATTATCTCTTTCAAATACTTCTTTTCTCCATTTTCTATATTTAGCACTATTTCGTATATACAAAACAAGCTTTGTTTTACCGCCTTTCCAATTATTTGTTTTTTCTTTATTTTTTAACCAATAGTTACTCATTTTCTTTTTAGTTTTTTCAGAGTGTTTAAAACCTAAAGAACTTTTACGCATTTTTTTTATTGTCTCTTCTGAATGTTTTCTTCCTAACCAATATTTATTATTTTTGTTAGTATTACTAATTTTATCTTTCGTTGCTTGTGTATGTTTTTTGCCAAAGAAAGGATTATCCTTACCAATATATTTGCCTTTTTTACTATTACTCATTTTAATTTTTATTTTTTCTGATAAAATTACTCCCTTTCTTGAAGAAACTCTACCTTGACAGGCAAGACTAATGTTTTTTCTATGGCTTTTAGTAAATACTCTTGACATATACTATTATTATAGTATATTTATAGTAATTTGTCAACTCTTAAGGAGTATTTTTATTTTTTCTTAGGTCTAAATAAATAAATGTTCCAATTCCAATTACTAACAAAACTATTAACATCCAAAAATTTAACTGAGTATCAATTAATTTATTAATAGCAAAAGCTACTAAAGCAGTCGCAATAGAGGATAGCCCTGCAAATTTAACTGCTGATTTCTGATTAAGTGTAAGAAGTTTTTTCATATTTTTACTTTCTCCACGGGTCAAATAGTATTCCAACTACAAACCCCGCAATTACTAATATTGTATTATGAATTAAAATAAATTCTAATGAGATTGAATTACAATCCATATTTTTATTTATTAGTTAATTCTAATTCACCCTCAATAATCTTGTCCCAATCAACTCCACCATCTTCCTTTTTAGCGATTTCTTTATTAAAGCCCAATGCCATAGAAATCAAAGTGTCTTCACTAATGGCAGGTATCCAAAAACCAACCGCAGATGAATTTTTATCTTTAATTATTTTTGTAAAATTATTCATAGAGTCTTCCTTCCAATTCTCTGGCAAATCTCTGAAAGACTTGCACCAAGTAATTGGGTAATTGCTACTTAAAATTTTTTCTGGTTTTCCACAACTATCTCTTACATACATTCTACCATTTTTATCAATATAATAAATATACACTGCGTGATGAAACTCTACTTTGTCAGGAGGCTGTACTTCTCCGTCTCGTTCCCAATTAGTATTATTATCACCAACAGCAATTTGTAAGGGTGAATGTTCTAAAGCGTCAATCATTGCAGATTTGGTTAGAACCCAAGAATGATTACCACCAAAGTATCTCTTTCCCGCTTGTGGTAAATTAAATATACTGCCCCACTTACTCCAACCACCTGTTAGCATTTCTTGAGTAAAAGGAGTTGCATATTCTAAGTCTGTCCCTTTATTTATAAAAGTATCTGATACTTTATTAAAAGTATTTCCATTCTTTTTTGTTTTACTTTCTACTCCCAATCTTCTATCAGATAAATTTAGTTGAATTCCCAGCCTGTTAGCCATCGCCTCACCACAATCTAATCTACTAAAGATTACGCAGAAAGGAATCCACCACTGTTTTTCCCTCTCTGGTAAATAAGGCTTCCAATTAAAGGATTGCTTTTTTTGCGTTGTTCCAAAAATTAACTCATAAATAGCATCTTTTTTCTTTATCTTTTCTGGAATGTAGGTATTGATGTGTTTAATCATAACAAATTATTATTTTTCTTGTTAAGATACTTATTCAACGACCTTTGAAGTTTCTTCAGGAGAAGGTTTTTCTTCTTTTGGCGAAGATAATTTTTCCTTTAAAATTCTTAATTGTTGCACTGCCCCATCTAAAGCCAATAGATTTGATTCATTGTCGTGAATAAACTTCTTAGCTTCTGCAATTTTTGTGGCAAGTCCTTGAAAGTTTGCCGATTTTTCTTCTAACTCTTTTTCTATTAGAGTTAGTGTGTTTGTGTTTTCATTAGTCATAATGTTCTTTCTCTTTATTAATTATTATTTACTTTTTCCTCAAGCTCACGCACTTGTTTAGTTAAACGATTAATACAATGAGCCATAGTTAAATATAAATCTTGTTTAGATTCAAACATTCCTATCATCTGCCCTTCACGAAATACCTTTGGGTTTAGCCCACAAGTTGGCAGTACTTCTGGTGGAATGCTTCTTTTACGATTAGCAATTGCTACCATATCATCAACATCACCCAAAGGTTCAAAAGTATCTGGGTTAAACTTATCTTTAGGAATAGGATTCATTTTTTTATTTATAACCTCAGTATAATGTGCCTGTCGTTCTACGAGTGTTTTGGTTTTATTCAAATACAAAGGTTTGGCAGTTTGTTTTTTAAACTTTACCTCTATATCATCCTCTTTTTTTTGTATTTTTTCTTCTGGCATAAATTTAATAAGCAGTCATATCAAAAGTTCCTGTCCAAGCCCCTCCAGGCTGTCCTCTAAATTCTTCTAATCCGCCACTATCATAGCATACAATATCTCCTTGTGCAGAAGGATTGGAAGTTCCGACATCTAACCCTAATTTTGTACAATTCAATACACCAATAATATCGGCATTGCCACTTACATAGAAAGCATTAGTTGGAGTTATTGCCGCACCGACTGCCAATTTACTTGAAATAGATTGCTCTGTGGTATCGATTCGAGAAGTAGTAAGTTCATACCCTGTTATTGTATGTGCTAAAACTTGAGAAGCAGTAACCGACCTTGCATAAATATCACCACCATCTATTTTTGTTACATCACTGGCGTGTCTCCACGCTTCAATATTTGTTTTTGTAGTACTGTTTTGAAATATTCTATTTGTTGCATCTGAAGCTAACTTTCCAACTACAATTGAAGTCGCCCCCAGTCTATCAACTGATAATGTTCCTGTAGAAATATTACTTGCGTTCAAGTTGGTAATTGTTATGGTAGTAGCATTTATAGAACCAGATTTTAAATCATCCGCTACCAAATCACCTCTAATTGTTATGGTAGGAGAACCCCCAGAATTAAATCTTAAATAATGAGTAGCATCTCCGTATACTTCAAAATAAACAGCTCCCCCAGAAGTTTTTTGTAATAAGAATCCTGCCACACTATCAGCATACGAACTTTTACCGTAAGAAGCAATCAATCCACCAATTCCTGAACCACCTACCTTTAGTGTATCACGAAAATAACCATTATCACCAGCAATAATCGGAGAGTAAATTGCTTTATTAGAAATGAAAGTCCCTCCCGATAAGATGCCTTCTCGTAACTTATCTAAATTGCCATCATCTGTCCAGCCTACATCATTAGAGTATTCACTTAAATCCGCACTATTAGGAGGGTTGGCATCAGAAATTTGACTCCAAGTAATCGTTGAGCCTGGTCCCAAAACAATATCTCCTGAAATTTCTAATACACCTGTTTGAGTATTAAATCTTAAATAATTATCTCCGTCATAATACATCTCAAATTTTGAGTAATCAGTAGCAGTTTTTTCTAACCAAAATCCTTTGCTTGCATCTGCATAATCTGTTTTGCCATAAGATTTTATAACAGAGGCAATTCCTGATTGGCCCATTGTTAGAGTATCTCTAAAATAACCATCTATACCTGCCAAAACAGGACTATAAATCACATCTTCTTTTATAAAGCTACTCCCACTGTATTCTATGTTAGCTTCAGTAATTGGAGTATCTCCTGCTTGGATACTTTCTATACTACTTTGAGCTTGTGATATACTTTGGTTAATCAAAGTTTCTTCCTCTGATACTGCGGCGGTTAAGTCGCCCCCTATCTGTCCTAATTCAAGTAAAGCAGAGTCAATTTTATACGATATTCTTTTAACAACCAAACCATCAGCAAAAGTAGTTTGTAAGTCATCACGAAGATTCCTGATACAGATTCTATGCCCTGGTTCAATACCTGCAATATTATATTTGTCAGTTACTTCAATTGTCAATTCTTGCTTAGGGTCTTTTCGGTAAGCCAATACTTTTGTTACTCTAATATCTGAAACTGCACTTGATAATACAGCAGAGTCTTGCTGAAATAAAGTAATTCTGCCGTAATCATCTTGTGAATCACTATTTTTATCATAATCAAAAACATACGAAGCATCTGCAGTTGAACGCCCATTCCAAAATACAAAATAATTAACTACACTTTCTATAGTTTTATGTGATTTAATCTCGGCAATGTCCCTACCAATAACTAATGTATGCTCCGTTTGTGAACTACTGTCTTTAACATACAAATCACCCTCACCATCTACATACCAATACCAAGTAGTAGGTAAATACTCTTCTATTTTTTTCAGAGTGTCTAAATGTTTCATTCTATCAAAAGTGTAAGATACAGAGTTACCACAATCATCAATCGTAGTTCCCCAAATATATGAAACCATTGGATTGGTAGTTTGTAAGATAAAATTATCTAAAATATTTTTAATAATTTTTGAAGAGGATTCAGCAGTTTCTTCCACATAAAAGCCAGCAGGCTCAGTCGGCTCATAAGGCGGAGTACCAGAAATATTATAATAGTCATTACTCAATTTAGAAACCGCGCCATAAAAAGTCAATACAACAGTTTCCTGACCATTTGTATATTGTGGTCCGATAGCAACTAAATATCCGTAAAAAATTTGTTTATCTGTATTAAACCTATCAGTTAAAAATATTTTTAATCTATTGCCGTATTTGATTGCCCCCGTTGGATTCTTTACTGCATCATACTCATCATAATTATCTATTGGTTTTTTTAGAGAAATGGTTACTCCCCCCACGCCACCATTAATAGTTCGGCTAATCGTCAAGTTAGAAATTATTTCATCTGGGCTTAGAACCTTAATAAAAGTTCCGTCTGGCTCATATAATTTATAACAAAGTTTATTTTCTACCCTTTCCCTTTCTATTATGTTAGATTTGGCTGAAAGAGTTGTATAGGACATTACTATTAATTGTGCCTTTGCAGAAATATTAGTTAAAACGCCAGTTTCTTTAATATTTGCTTTGGTGGTAATAGCTTTTGTCTTTGTATTTTGTATTCTTGCTTTGGCAGACAAAAGATTAGGCAACCCAAGATTTCCTTTTGCTAACAGAGTTTGTATTGTAGTAGATACTAACTGTGCTTTGCCCAAAATTAAAGAAGAACACACACTTTTTAAATTAGAAAGTGCGGATATACTTGTTGAAGAAGTAGATAACCCAGTATAATGCACAGTTAAAGTAACATAGTCTATCTGTGGGTATACAGGAGTGTAGGAATGTTGACAACAGACTACTTTAACAGTAACCCCGTTTATTATTGCCCCGCTTGGTACAGAGCAATTAAAATTAGTTACTTTCAAATAGTAAGAAGTTTCTATTGTTCCTGCAGTTGTTTTAACAGAATAAACAAACCCAAAATTTGAAGCATTTACTTGAGTATCTGTTAAAGACAGCCCCCACAAGACAGCACTTCCTCCGTAAGACACGGCAGTCAATGACTCTTCTGGTAAATAGGTATCCGTTGCTTTCTCATCGCCTACTATTGCATCACCAACAACTAATTTTATACTATTTTCTTTTATGCTATACAAATCACTATCCCCCAAAGTATTTAGACACGGAGACCCCCCTTCAAATTTAACATTATCAGTTAAATACCATTCCTTTGTTCCCACAGAAGTATCGTTGCCGGTTGTTCCTGGAGCAAGTTCGCCCGTGTCTGCCCCAATAAAATAGTTAGGAATTTTTAAGTTTAAGCGTCTAAATAACCAGCATAAGTGAATAGGTTTCCAAGTTTCTAACCAATTAAAAAGTTTCATCTTCCTATTAGAAACACATTCACCTGTGCTAATTATTGGTAATCCTTCTTTAGAGGATTCTCCTGTGTAAAAATGAGCTGAATATTTTGTTATTTTATAAATTCTTTTATTTTTTGGTACTCCTAAAAACTTCCTTCCCAAAGGATTATTACAAATCTTTGCTAAAATTATTTCAGACTTTGTTTGCATAAAGATTAGATATATGAAGCTGTGTATACAAGAGTTAAATCTACATTGAAAGGGGTTCCTGTTACAGTTATATCAACTGTATTTGTACCGATTTCAAAAGCTGGGAAGACACCTGTAAAATCAACTTCTGTACTATCCACTTGAACAGTCAAATTTTCACAATCAACAACTAAGCTTTCAGCATCACTAAAACTTCTGGCAATAGTAATAAAATCTCCGAGTGTTGTATTCTTAATTTCTATTGCAGTTACATTATCTCCCGAGGTAAGGTCAATGGTTATAACAGGGTATGCACCAATACTCCCAATCATTGTAATTACTTTGCTAAAAGGAGAAGAAGTTTGAGCGAGTAGAGTTTCTGTAGTACTGGAAATTGCTTCACCAAATGGATTAGCACATTCAAATTCAATTGAAAAAGGACACCAATAACTATTAAAATGCTCTCTTTCTATGGTTATGCTTTTTACTGTGGCAGTATATCTTCGTGTTCCTCCTGCGTATCCTACATCAAGACTTTTCTTCTGCCCGACTAAATTTTGTTTTAAAGTATCTATTCGGCTTTCCAAATTTGAAATAGATGTTCCAATAATATGCCCAGTTACAAAAATCGTTTTCTTTCGCCAATAATTAGACATTAAAAAACTCCCATCTCGACGAGCCTTGCTCTCTGTGATTAAATCGTTTTCTGGTGCGGAAGTATGCAAAACTTTTTCAGTGATAATATTACTGGTCTGCAAGTTATATGAATTGAAAATTAGTGTAGCCATAGATTTTAGTAAGCTCCATTTTTAGCTAAACGGAAAGCTTCCCCAATAGTTACTTGGACTTGCTGAGATATTTTATCTATATAAGATTCATCAGTAACTACAGGATTATTAATTATTACATTCACAGGAGTCGGTCCTTCACTTGTTCCGTAAACTCCCATATTTATTTCATCTGAAGTTGGCAACCGACCATACATACCCCCCCAATTATTTACATACTCTTGTTCTGCTAATAAATTTCTTGATACATTAGCCCCTGAAATAGACCTCTCCAGTGCGTCCGCAGTGATTTGTGGTAGTTGCATCAAAAGAGACGGAACTCCTGACTCTCTAATAGCATCATAGATACCTTTAAATGCTTTTTGGTAATCTTCTACTATACCTGCCAAAGTATCCGCAGTTTTTTGTCTAATTTCATCTTGTTGTGCTTTATAATCAGCCAATTCTCTATCCATTTCTAATTTAATGTCATCTGTTCTTTGAGAGTATTCTAATTTTTCCTCTGCTAATCTTTCTCTTAAATCTTCTAAGCGTTCTCCATTTCTCCTTCGTTCATCAGCATCTGCATCTTCTCTTTCTGCAGTTTTGTCAGCCAAACTTTGAGCATAATCTCTATTCTCTCTTGCCATTTCTTTTTCTAACTCTTTAATTTTTTCTTGGTCAGCCCGCAAACCCATACCAATTTCTAAATCTAATTGATGTTGTAAATCTTCTACCTTATCTGCGTGAGTCTGAGACATTTTATCCATCGTATCCTCAAACTTTTTTGCTCTATCATCCATTGAATCAGAGAAACTTCTATTCTCATCAGAAATATCATCTTCAATTTTCTGAATCGTTTTTTCGTGTTTGTCTGTTAATCGAGATAACTCTGTATCTATGTCCTCTAAAAATCTTGAATACTTTAAAGCAGATTCTCCGAAAGCGTCTGCTTGTTCGTCTAATGCTTCTGTATAGTCATTAGCAAAACCACCTAAATCAACATAGAATTCACTAATTTCTTTTGTAACTTTATCTATTATTTTAGAAATCTTATCTGTCGCCGAATCTATGTCGCCACCAAGTAATTCTTCTAAAGATGGAAAGTCTCGTACTTCGGGAGTAGTAATTCCTCCTGTCAGTGGAGTGAATCCGTACATTGGGGACATCTGGTCTGCATATTCTTTTGCATACTTACTATAGTCCATTTGCCCTTTTTCAGGTGGGTCATAAAAAAATCCTGCAGGACCCATCAACGCAATATGTAGAAGTTTCTTTTCAAGTTTCCCAACTAAATCTATGGCTTTTCCAAGCCAAGATAAAAATTTATTGCCATCTATAAAGTCTTTAATTTTTTTCGCAAAATCACTTACGCCTTTCATTACATCACGAGTGCCTTCACCAAACTTCTTTAATATTTTTAGAATATTTCCAACCCACTGACCGTATTTCTTAAAAGCATCTATGACTGCCATAATTTCCTCTTTATGTTCATCAATATATTTTGCAACAATCAAAAGAACTTTCATAAACTCAAGCTGAAGTTTAGCAACTACCTCACCTATACTTCTTTTATAGGCATCCCACTCAGCTCTGGCGGCTTCTAATTGTCGATTAATACTTTTATCAGCTTCTTCAAGAGCTTTGGCAGTTGACCCAGCCCGACCAGCTTGCTCTTCTAACATTTCATTAAAGCCTTTTCCATCATTAGCCGCCAAAACCATCGCAGCTCTCATACCCCTAATATTTGGAATAAGTTTTCCAACTACCTCAAAATTACCCTGTGAAGCCTTACTTAAATCTTCCATCATTCCGCCTAATCCCTTGGCTCTTAAAGTTGTAATATCCCATTGAAAGTTTAAATCTTTATTTTGAGCATTCAATCTTTTGATAGTATCCCTTGCTTCATCTGTTGGGTTCATTATACTTCTCATCAAACTTTCCAAAGCAGTTGCAGATTCAGCGGCACTAATACCTCTCAAAGTCATTTCAGACATTGCAGCACTTATTTGCTCAAAAGGTATTCCTAATTGAGAAGAAGCCGTTACTACTGAACCAATCTCACTGGCTAATTCATCAAAAGTAATAACACCTTTATCTACAGTTTTAAACATACTATCCATAATATCAACCGCATCTGCCCCAGTTTTTCTATTATAAGCATTCATCACTGCCATTAAGCCTCGGGCAGCAACTTCTGCATCTGTCCAACCAGCAATTGCACCTTGTGTTGCAACTTCTAAAATCTTCATTGCTTCTGCTCCCTCAAAGCCAGAAGAATAGACATCATAAAGACCTCTGGCTAATTCAGGTGCGGCTTTTCCTAATGCAACCGATAAATCTGAAACCTGCCCTGTTAGTTTGGCTAAACTCTCGTCAGTTAATAAGGCAATAGTATTAGTAAATGCCATTGCTTCATTAAACTTTTTAAAATCATCTGCTACACCTAAAAGAGCATTCACAGCACTGCGGACAGCATAAATAGCACCGACTATCGCACCAAGTCGCCTTATATTAGTAGTAACCTCGCCAAAAGATTTACTCAAACTGTCCAAAGATTTAGTTGCTTTATTGGTCATTTTCTGAGTACTTCTTTGAACTTTTTTTGTGCTATTTTCTACATTTCTACTGAAAGTAGCCACATTAGTTTCTATCCGCTTAACTGTTGCGGAGAGATTATCTACTGCTTCTATTACAATGTCTATGTTACTTGCCATTTTTTTGAGCTTTTAATTGTTTTGCTTCTTTTTTACTTACCCGTTTGACTGGTACGTGTCCTGGTAACTGGTCTAAACCACCATAATGTAGTTTCTTAACAACAATTTCCTTGTCAGGGAAGGGTAAGGGAGAGTCTTTCCAATTCTTAATCGCATCTTTACTGCCTGCGTGTAGGCAGAAGTTGAAGAATAAATCTTGATTTTTTTCATATACAGTTGAATTCGCAGCTACCTGTACAACTTCCCATAGCTCTTCCCAGTATAATTCTTCAAAGATGTAATATTTTGTCCATCCATATCTAACCGCCAAGGTATCTACTATCCAAGCAAGAAATCTCATCTTGGGTAGTAGAGTACCTCGAGTGGCTGAATGTCCTAATCTTTCTTGGTCGCCCCCAGACTCCCCAAAGGGGCTACGGAGTTTTTTAAGTTTTCGCTGAAATTATTTAATGAGATAACTTTTTCTGCCATATCAGATATTTCTTCTGGGTATGCCTCTGCTAATAATTTATCAGCTTCAACTTCTATACAAAAACTCACAAGTTTAACAATTTCTTTCGGAAAGACAGAATAAAGCGTTGATACATCAAGAGGCAACTTACTGCTGATTTCTCCTGATTTTGCTTTATCTGTTTCGAGGGGTTTATTATCTTTTCCTACCTGTGGTTTTTGTACCATTTGCTTACGCAAGGAATCAATCATTCCAAGATAAATTTCTTGGGCTTCATAATACTTGCCAGCTCTTAGTTTGTTAATGGTAATTGTTTGTCCATTGAAAACTGTTTCAACGGATGTTTTTAGTTTCTCTGTCATAATTTCTATTTACTTAGTTAATAAAAGTATCTATGCCAACGCTTCATTCACACTAAAGAGTTGATGACCCGAAGCGTGAGAAGTATCAGCGTAAGAAGTGAAAGTAACTGTTATAGCAGTAGGATTGTCTCTTTCAAAACTTGTTTCCATACCACCAGTAATAGTCTTAAAGAAAGTCCAAGTAGTTACTAAACTGGTATCATCATTATCAGTTATTTCAAGCATTAAGGGAGTGAAAGTAACTGTAACAAGTCCACCCACGCCGATTTTGTTTTCTGCCCCTGGATTTTGAGTATACGTACATTGTTGGATAGCAATTTGTAAATTATCTGCTTCACTTTCTAACATATCAAATTTGATAGTAGCAGTTTCATTAGTAATTGCTGTTTCGACAGGTGCAGTAACTTGGTCGCAATAAATATCCTTAGTTTCAAAGCTGTAAGTAACTGTAACCCCGCCAGAAGTACATCCTACATTAGTCCCGCTTATAGTGCCAATGTAAAATCCATCTACATCTACGGTGTTGACAGTTCCACCAATGGTAACTGTTGCACCACCGGTATTAATATTCGTGATTGTTATAGCCATAAGATTTTATATCTAAAATTAGTTATTAAGCTCTTTCCACTGGTCGTAAGTTATAAACAGAAGTGTGCCTTCTGAATTATGACATCGACACCCCTTGCCTCTTAACTTTAGAAGATTTTCTGCATCTTCAGTATCTACTTCCTGGGGCTGGTTTTTATAAAACACTGCCCTCTTATCTTTTAGATTGTATTTTAAAACCCCGTTACCAACGAATACAATCTTAGTCTTCTTCTCTAACATATTTGCGAATGATGATGCCGAGCTTATCCATACCGACCTTTTGCTTGTCGATTATGCATCTCCAAGAGTTATCTATGACTTCCTTTAATTCAGAAATCAGCTGTTCAGCAACTTCCTTTTCTAACTCTCTGGATTCCACTGCTCGACAGATTTGTGCAGTCATTTTTCTCATTTCATAGAAAGAATCGCCGCATAAATCTTTTACTGCTTCGCCAACTTCAACATCTTCTATCTTTGTCCAAGTTTTAAACTTTTCCAAAAGAATTTGTTGAAATTTTGGTTGGGGGTTTTTATCTTCGTTGGTTTTGATTGTTTTCTTTTCTATACTCATACTCTTTATTATTAATTATTTACTTGCATTAGTTATATTGTATCTGGCATTTATTCGCCAGCATTGTGAGGTGTCATCATAAGTCTCATCTTGATATCCCCGATAACAAGTATAAACTAATATATTATCATCAGAAATAGTTTGCCCGTGCAATAAGGCATATATTCTATCTGCAATATCGTCAGCTTCTTTCATCGAGCTGTCGCTGGAAAAGACATCTATGTTAATAATCAAAGTATTTATATCAGCATTTCTATCTGAATCATAAGGGTTATCCTCTATGCCTAAAATACTATACACTACTATTGGATAAGGTATGTTACTTTCCTGTTTAGGGTGAAAGTGAAAAATGTTTTCATTCCCGCCCAGTAAAGTTATTAAAGTTGCGTCATCTTTTAAGACACTGAAAACTAACTTTTTTAAATTTTGCACTGAAAATCCCATAAGATTACTTTGTTATTAAGGCTCTTCTAAAAGCCGTTTTTAGATTATCTTCGACCTTTTTTCGCATTTGTATTGCAGTTTTTGCCATATACCATTTTCCTTCAACCCAAGAAGCAACTAACCTCTTGCCCAAAGCAGGTACATATCTACCTGGTTGTTGAGTATGCCCCGTTTCTACATAGACCGCATACGGTGCAATAGCTATATCAGGACCGACAGTTGCCTTAAATGTTCTGCCTTCCTGTGACTCTTGTGATAGTATACTTCTTCTTAGATTACCTGTCTTTGCAGGACAATTCTCTTTCGCGGCTTTTTCAACTTGTAGCCCCGATGTTCTAACTGAAGCCCTAAGCAAATTATCCAAACTTGCCCGTTTACTTTTTATTGACAATAAGGCAAGGTCTGCCCCACGAACAGTAATTTTAATCATAACGGTCATCATTTAATTTTTCTAACAATATATCAAAATAATAATAATTTGATGAAAAATGAACATTGGCGGCTTCTTCCTCGTCTATCAATTTGACTCTGAAAGACTCTTCTGTCTCTTGGTCATAAAACATACTTCCTTCTTGAAAGTCAATTTCTATCGGCACATTTTCCCGAGAAATTACTTTTGGTAGAAATCCTCGATGAGTATAATTATATAATGTACCTTGTAACTCTCTTACTTCATCTTCCGTTAATGGTTGAATAGTGCCAGGAATATTTACATAATCAGAAGTAAAAGTTTCATTCAAACCGCCTGTATCGTCCTTGGTTGTTGCCTTGTTCTTAACAGTAATCTTAGTATTAAACATTCTCAATGGAATGCCTATTACTTTAGTAGGCTGAATTATCTTCAATTTGGCAGATAAGAATTGATTGGTAGTTGTCATATCTTTTAACCTAATGGTCCATTAGTAAACATTGTTTGATTAGCTTGTCTATAAGGTCGGAGCAATCTTTCTACTTGGTCAACCCCACCAATCATTCCCATACTCTTAATACCACTACTTCTTTTTCTGGTTTCTCTATAATTGCCTACTGCGATTGAGGTTAATTCAACATCATCTCCACTTTCAGACCTAATAAATTGTTCTGTTAATATTAATGTTGCTTTTGTAATTGCAGTAGGAATTGGATAATACCCCGCTGAATAAACTACTTCTGCCATTGGTATAACATTTGAAGCGGTCGGGTCTCGTAAGCATAAATTCAAAGCATAATCGCTCAAATTTAAGCCAAAGTATTCAAGATAACCTGTTGTTTCATTTATTCGCCAATTATCTACTTCAGTTGCTGTGTCCCAAGTTATAACTCCTGATGGACTGAAAGTAACTGTAATTTCTTCAACAGACACGATTGGTCGGTGTGGTAACTGAATAAATAATCCATTCTTTGGATAATCATAAGTAACTCTAATATCTTTTTCACAGCGAGAACTAAGACCGACACTTCCCCCCAACCATTGATTAATTGCTAAATGTGCTCTATCAACATACTCCTGTAAAACTGCGTCTGAATACTCAGCAAAATCAATAATCGTTTGGCTTTTAAATTGAGCCAAAGTTAAGTAAATAGTTATTCCTACTGATGCCTTTGATGTGATTTGTGTAGTTGTAGTATCCATAAGATTAATTAGTGTAAATACTATTATTTAATTTTTCCAAGAAAAGTTCATAATGATGATAGTTTGTTCTTGAAATCCAGCGATTAGCCAATCTTTGATTCCTTACTGCTTTTACCCGATAGTTAATATTCTTTCGGGTATCATATAATAAATCGCCTTCTCTAATAGAAATATAGATAATTGTATTATTGCGGATTATTGCTTTAGGTAAAAATCCCCTATGTGTATAATTATACAATTTTCCTTGTAAAGTGGCAATTTCTTCTCCAGTTAGAAATCTAATCGCAGCGGGAACATAGTATTGATTTACCGCAAAAGTTTCATCTAAATCCCCTACATCATCTTTTATATTTGTTTTTTGTTTAATATTTACTTTGGTATTTAGCATATTTTTAGGAATGCCCAATACCTTTGTTATGACATATAAAGATGCTTTGGCTGAAATAGAATATTCGCCCAAAAGTAATAAAGATGCTTTAGCAGAAACAGTAACATCGTGTGTAGTTTTTATACTTCCTTTTGCTTGGATTGTTGGAGAGGCAGTTATTTCAATATATGCCAATGCCTGAATAGTAGATGAATACCTTATTACAATATTAGCTTTCCCGCTTATTGACTGATTTTCTGTCTTCTTTACTGAACCTAATCCTTGTATATTAGATTGACTGGTCTTTTTAATATCGCCCTTTGCAGAAATACCATTAGTAATATCAGATGTTTTAATTCTACCTTTAGCTTGGGTATTTACAGAAACTGCATACTTTTTAATACTGGCTAATGCAGTTATAGTCCGTTCAGAAGTATCTTGAATACTACCTTTAGCTTGTATATCTGTATCGAGAGTTTCAAGTAAATTTGCTTTGGCTTGAATAGTTTGTTCTCCAAGAACTTTAATACTTCCAAGAGCCTGAATCATTGTGCTACTTGTTTTAAAAATATCTGCCTTACCTTGAATATCTTGTTCACCCAGAGCCTTAATATTTCCAAGAGCCTGTGCACTCTTGCCCAGAGTACAAATTAAGTTAGCTTTAGACTGAATACTTTGTTGGCTGGTAACTTTAATATTTCCAATAGCTTGGATTGTGGTGCTGTCTGTCTTAAAGATACTCGCTTTTGCAATTATATCTTCCCCAAAGCTAAATTTAATATTTCCTTTTGCAGTAATTAAGACCTCTGAAACTTTGAATATACTCCCTTTACAAGATATAAGAGTACTTTGTGTTTTCTTTATGCTCCCAATGGTGGAAATACTTGTTCCTTCTCCGCCTGTCTGTATTCTTCCTTTGGCGGAAATAGCCGAACTAAAGGTTTGTTTGATAGACCCCTTACCAAAAATACTTGTACTTTCTTCTCGAGTAATCCGACCCTTAGCTTCTAAGAGTATATCACCAGAAATTCCTACTCTTCCCAAAGCAGTAACTGTCTGAGTCATTATTTTTTTAATATCCCCCTTTGCTGTTAGTGGATTATCAATACCTGAAATTTTTATACGAGCCTTTGCGGTTATACTCTGATTAAAAGTATTTCTTATGTTTGCCTTAGCTTCTAATAGATTTGAAATTCCACCAAGCTCAATTCGTGCTTTGGCAGAAATACTCGTATCTGATAAAGACTGAATACGAGCCTTAGCAGAAATTGAGATAGAATTATCTAACACTTTAATATCTGCTTTGCCTGAAATAGCTGTTTCGGAAGTTTTCTTTATATCACCCTTTGTAGTTAAACTTACTCCTTCACCATATAAAATATTACCTTTGGCAGAAATGGCAGACATTTCTGTCTTTTCTATTCTTCCTTTAGAAGTGATACTTTGTTCTTGTGTTTTCTTAACATCAGCTTTAGCACTAACACTTCCACCTATATTAGTTAATATTAATGCCTTACACTGAATAGAAGTTTCTACGGCAATTAACTTAATATCTGCTTTTGCTTTTATATTAGTTGCTTGACTAACTTTAATATTAGCTTTAGAAGAAATATTTGTATCAATAGTATTTCTTATATTTGCCTTGCCTAAAATATCCGTTTCGGATAAAAATTGAACCCTGCCTTTTGCCGTTACTGTTTTAGATACTTCTTGTTGTATTCTCCCCTTAGCAGATAAACTGGTACTAACTCCACCAATTTGGATTCTGGCTTTTGCTGAAATTGGTAAATCATAAGTATTCTTCAAGTTTGCTATTGAAGTTATTAAAGAACTTTCCATTCGTTGTAATCTTCCCTTTGCAGAAATGTTTGTTTCAACTGCTTCTTGCTTGATACTGGATTTTCCTTGAATGGTTTCTTCAGCAGTCTTCTTTACACTACCCAAAGATTGAATATTTGTGCTTTGAGTTTGTCTAATATTTGCTTTGCCCGAGATAGCTCTGCTGGAAGAAAGGTCTACCCTTGCCTTACCAGAAATATTAGTTATAGATAGATATTGAATTCGTCCCTTTGCAGAAACATTTGTATCTTTGGTTTTTTCTATTCGTCCTTTGCCAGAAAGATTTGTGCTAACCTCATTTCTTAAATTACCTTTACTTTGAATATTAGTAGAGCCAATCGCAGTTACCCTTGCTTTTGCAGTAATAGTTTGTGAAGTAACTAATTGTACTCTGGCTTTGCCAGAAATAGTTGTTTCAGAGATTAGTTGTACTCGTCCCTTTCCTTCGATAGAGGTTTCCTGCATCTTCTTTATATCCCCTTTGGCAGTAATAAAAGAACCTTCAGTAAATCTGATATTAGCCTTACCAGAAATATTTGTAGATACTGCACTTCTTATATTTGTTTTACCTGAAATAGCTGTTTCGGTAAGTAATTGAAATCTCCCCTTGGCAGTAATAGTTTTATCAAATGTTTTACTAATACCTCCTTTAGCCGTTACTGTCTGTGTTACATTAGCTTTAAGAATATTGGCTTTGCCTGAAATATTGGTACTGACTCCCCCCACAGTAACTCTGGCTTTTGCAGTTATTGTTTTTGTTAGTGTCTTTTGAATTCTCGCCTTTGCTGTGATTGTCGTTGCCACTGTAGTTACCGTTGTATAAGTAACACTTAAATATGGGTCTGAACTTGTGTTTGCATACTCAGAAGCACGAGCTGCAATACCATTTGCTTGTGTGTTGCTCAAACTAATTGGGTCATCTTCAATATCGTGACCTTCTCTCAATCCTAATTTTGTATAACTTGTTTTAGAAATCCAACCTCTACCAGTTGCATTTAAAACAAACGTGTTATATTCACCAGAAGTAAAATCATCTAATATATTTTTACCAGTAGCTCCTTGTGTTGGGTCGTCAATACTTCCACACTGGTCAAAGTCACCCCCAACAAGTGTTGTATTACTTGCTTGGGTGGTTTGTACTAAACCAATATAAGCTTGAGCGTCATCATCGTGTGCTGAATTCGTATCAACATATAAATATAAAGTGGCAGCAGTAATTGTTGCACCAGAAGTTAAACCAGAGGTATCAGCAGGCAAGAAAAATCTTTGTCCTTGTAAATTTCCATTACTACCTCTAACCCACATCATTGCCTGGTCACCACTTCCGTAATTATAAGTATACGAATATGTTGTTCCTGTTGGATTTGCATTACCAGAAGACAAATCGTGAATTGTATCCCAAGAATAAGGGTCATCAGGAGAACCTATATCACCATCACCTGCACCCATATAATAACTTGTAACTGTATCTGTAAAGACATCACCAACAGAATCTTTAATAAAGTCTGCTGTAATCTTTTTTCTTAAATATTTTTTATTATCTTTCTGAAAATAATCTACTTTAACTGTTTCTATTTTTTTATCATCCCAAACTTTAAATCCTTTTAAATAAGTATGCCATTCTTTTCCATCTTCTTTATCATCACCAATCAATAATTCTTTATTACTATCAAATTCTTTATCTCTCATTAAATCTAATTCATATTTAATATTATCCTTAAAACCTCTTTTAATAGCTTTTTTTGGAAATTCTACTTCAAACTCAAAATTATAATCTTTAACTTTTTTAACTTTATCTTTAATTCTTACAGCTTTAACTAATCGAGAACGAGTAAAATATAAAAGATAATCAATTCCTTTACCGAAAGCATTTTTATAAATTACAGAATTAAGATGAGACTGTTTAGTTATTTTAAGAGTTTCATCTGGCGTTAATAATTTACCTTTAATGTGGTTACACTGGGCTTTATATCTAATTGTCTGGTCTTTACCATCAAACAAATCTCTAAAAGAAACCCATTCATCTGCATATTCAGGCAAAAACGGTTGAAAAGAATGAAACTTAAACCCCCATCCTTTTTTATCTTCATCCCAATTTAAAGTCCAATCTACTTCACGAAATCTTTTGCTATCTAATTTATCAAGATAATGGATATGCCCTGCGTGAGCATTCATTATCCTCTCTTTATTGTCTAATTTAAAATGCTTTGAATTCAAAGAACGCAAATTTTTCAATTCGTCATTGTCAGTAAGAGGTTTTGGTATTTGCGAATACATAGCGTATCAAATTAGTCACACAATCAAATAAATTATGTGTCTTTTAAATGAATATCTTCTGAAGATAGAGTATAATTTACATCATTTTTACTTAAAATCTTACTAATAGCCTTTCTCTTTACTTTTATATCATCAGAGGCATACTCAAGAAAGTTCTTATTTAGCTTTGATAATAATTTAGTTGGCACAATAAGACCCAATAAAGATAACTTTTCAAAATTGCTGAATACTTCTGTCAATATAAAGAAGATGCCAAAAGAGTTAAATGCCCAACCAAAAAGAGAGGGTGAAACTACCACCAACCCCCAAATACTGCCCAAGCCAATTGCATAACGAAATAATTTAGCAGTTATCCGTGATAATCTGTGGCTTGTAAAAACTTTGTATTTAATTGATACCCAGATACCCAAAATTGTATCCAATATCAAAATAAACAACAAAGCATAAATAATTAAGTAATGTTGTTCTTTTAACATAAATAGCCCCACGGGTATAGTTAAACATAATTTAACCCAGAAGTAGCGTAAGAACACTGCGATTGAATTCCACACAGCTGTAAACATAAGGTTTAAGTAATCTTGGCTTTAGCAAAAAGTTTCCGACTCTGTTTATGTAGAATCTCTTTGACTGAAAAATCAGGAAATATTTGATATTCTTTCTTAATATTGACTCCATCAATATTGATATGCCAACCTAAAATGTAACAAAGATATTTTGAACTCTCTGTTGAGAGAGCTAAATTCATTGTCAAAAGTTTGCGTCTCCAAAATGAACATTTTAATTGATTGCCTGCAATTTCAATATTATTTTTTAAACGCACTCCTTTAAAAAGAAAATCACCTGTTTCTAAATCAACTTCAAAGGTAATAGTTTCGTCTTTTAAACTTATTAATTTAAAAGATTTGAATTGTTCAGAATATCGGTCTATTTCCGAAAAAGAAGTTTCTTCTATTGTATCTCCTGTTTGTTTAAATTGACAAAGGGTAGAGTTGTCTTTTCTGACAGCCACCCAAAAAAAGTCTAAAGCACCTTGATTGTATAATTGATTGATTAGTTCTTTATTCATAAGTCTCTTTATTATTTATTAGTTGCTCACAAAAAGACCGAGTGCCAGCATTGTATTGCGTGATACTCAGTAAGAGCTACCGATTGTATTCGGTTTTATGCTTCTTTAAAGGATATTTAGTTATAGAGGTCTCTATATATAATACCTGAATTTAGAATTTTAGTTCATTCTCAAATTTGAGAATAGAGGTCTAATTTTCATCGTATTGAAGAGTGAAAGTGAAAGTTTCAGTATCACCTGCTTCAGCACTTGCGGCGGTTCTTAGTTGAAGAACAACATAATCAGAATAGCCTGCGGCACTCAAAGAACTTGCCTGACTATCATTGATTGATACATTGGAAGAAGCTGGGTCGGCAGTCGGCACGACCGCATCTGTGTAAGCATCAGTGGTTACAGGTTCTACAAAAGCAGAGCCACCGCCATCTTTCCAATATAATGATTCTCCATCGCCTTCAGCACCACCACTTTTCCAAAGTTGCAAATTTTGAACTTTGTTAAAAGAGCCGGTAAAATGACCTCTTAACCAAACTTCATAGGAATTGCTACCCGCAGTAATAGGATACGAAGTATACTCTGCTGCAGAAGCAACATCTTGATTTTGAAAATTGAACAAGTTACCACTAATGCCTAAATCAGAAGTGATTGTAGCACTCGCCGCACCTGTTCTTTGATTCCAATTAAATGTTAAAGCCATATGCGTTTGATGTTTGATTAATTAGTATAAATTTCTATTTCCTCTTAATTCGCTAATTCGATTATCCACGACCTTTATGGAGATAATCCGTTAGCAATTATATAACTACTTTAGTCTTTAAATTAATCTATGGCAGTCAATATTTTATCATATGCAGTTAGCCATTTTAAAATATTGTCCTCTATATTCTGTGATTCTGCCCAGAATTTTGCTTTATTGCCCATTTCTTTACGCTTCTTCTCATCTTCAATTAATCCTTTTAGTGCATTATACCAATCCTTGTAATTATCTTGACATAAATATCCAGTAACACCGTGCTTGATAGAATTATTATAAGCAGGGACATCTGAAGCAACTGTTGGGATTCCTAAGGTAGAGTACTCTTTAAAGCGTAAATCTGATTTTGCATCATTGAAAGAAATACTGACTGTTGGGGCAATTCCTATATCAAATGCTAACTCTCTTAATCTGACTGGATATTCAAGTAATGGAACTGTTGGGTAATACTCAAGCGGTCCTGAATGACTACACTTGGGGCAAGTTTGATGAACATTCGGCAGTTTCAAGAAAATATCCAATGGAGTAAATCCGAACATAACCAGATGAACCTTGCCTTTATATTCAAGAACTAAATCCTCTAATACTTTGGCAATTAACTCTAAATCTTGTCGATGCCCAACACAGCCTTCCCAGCCGATTCTGATAATATCATCATCTCTCCGTTTCTCATAAAACTCTTTATTCTTTATTGGCATTTCCCACAATTCCCTATCTAAGTAATTTGGTAGACAATGAATCTTTTTATTATAAAATGAGTATTCTCTTTGCAATCTTGGCGTTGAAACAGTAGCTCCGTTACAAAGACTCATACAGTGCATTGCTCGGGTGGTCATTCCACCGATATGCTCCCAGTAAGGTCTGGCAGGATTGTCTGGCAAAATACCTTGCATATAATCATCTATTTCAAATACAATTTTCTTTCCGTTAGCTCTCCAATACTGAATAAACTCTGCCATATCATAGCTTGAAGGTCTTTGTAAGACGATTAAGTGTGCCCATTGGGCTACTCTTGGGTCTGAAATATCGTAGACTACTTCTACATTTGCTAACCCCTGCTTTTTAATTTGATTGGCGGGCATCAACATTCTATAAAATCCACACCCCATCTTGTCCTTTGGCACAAATAAAATGTTTGGTTTAGAATTTCTCATAACTTTTTCCTATTTGTTAATTAGTAATTTATCATCTTTTGCAATTCCTCTTGAGTATAATCTTGTGCTGAAAGAATAACTGCGTGTTTTTGCACTTTACTCCAAGTATATAATGGTCTTAAAAAATCTGATTCTTTATGAACTGCTTTGTTCTGTCTTTTTTTCCAAATAGTGGCATACTCAGGTGCTCTTTTCTGATAAAACTTACATCTCTTTTCCCAGTTATCAACTGAAATTGCTTTGCCGTAGTGTCTGATTAGTCCTGCGGGTAGCCTTTGGCTATAAAGAGAAATTTCAGGACTCCGAGAATCTTTGCGAGTAAATCTTAGAGTGGGTAGATTCTTAAAAACAGAAACTATCTCTCTAAACTCAGGACCACACCACCTTCTCATTGAAACTAAATTGCCATTATACTCTCTATCTTTATCTTCTTCGGTTATATAAAAATCGAACAATCTTGAATAAACCACATCTACATCATCACTTAAATTTTCAAAGTTAAAAAATAATCTTTCATCAGCATCTAAATAGACAAGCCAGTCTGGATTATCTTTTTGAGCTTCTTCCAGTAATTTTTGCCTTTGATGTTTCTCCACTATGGCTAACTCTGTTTTAGTATCCCACTCCTTAACTCCAATTACTGATTTTACTGCAGGATGCTTTTTACAAATTGCCACTGTATTATCTTGTGAAGCATCATCAAAGACATAGATTCCGCCAGTACAGTATTCTGCCATAGCATCTAAATGTTCTTTGATTATCAAAGATTCATTTCTTATTCGGGTCATTCCCGCTATTTTATATTTCCTCATACCTTTATCTCATTGTAGATAGCTTCAAATCTATCTGCAATTTTCTTAATATTATGATTTTTTAAAATAATATCTCTATTGTTCTTCCCCATCTTTGTATAGTCTCCTGAAAATATATTTTGAATTTCCTTTGCCAATTTATTTCCGTCCCATTTCTCTTTGTTTGTTCTGCTTGAGAAGTTACGCTTCTTAATCTCTTGGTAAGACTTAGGAGTAATTACTCCGTCATACCCATTATAATCTCCTACTATCGCTGGCTTACCCATTGCCATTCCTTCCAGTAAACTTCTACCCAAGCCAATTATAAGGTCACAATTTTTAATTATCTTTTCTGTATTGAACATTATCTTTCCATTAGTTCCTATTACATCCATTTCAGCATTTAGTATTTTTACAGCCTTCCAAACTTCTTCAGCGTCCCATTCATTATGAAAGTAATTACTGGCGATTAATATTTTAATTTTTTTGCCTGCTTTTTTAGGAGAGTAAAAGAATCTTTCTGTATCTATTGGATTGCGTATAATTTCTTTTAACTTTTCAGGAATATTTTTATATTGAAAATTTACTACTTCTTCTGAAACTCCAATATATCTGGCAATGTCCACATCTTTAGGATACTTTTCAGGTTCAGGTAATACTCCGTGACTAACAAAAATGACAGGCAATTTTGGAAATACTCTATGTGCTTCCGAAAGTGGTCGTGAATGTTGTCCGTGGATTACATCAAAACCATATTCTTCTGTAGCTTGATAAAAGGTATTTTCCAACTTTGGAAGAATTGTAATTCCCGCCTCTTCAAACCGTCTGCCTTGTAGAATTAAACTGATAGACGGCGAATAAATTGAGACTCGGTGTCCGCGACTAATTAATTCTTTAGCCAAAGTATAAAGGTAAGTATCTGAACCAGAATACCAAGTCAATCTTAAATTGGTCATTAAAATTCTCATAACTCTTTCCTATTTAATTTTTTATTAGAATAATTCAAGAATAGTTAATTTACCTGCAGAAGCACTTTTAATTACGGCAATCTTGACTACTTTACTTAAATCCACAGTAATTGGTACATCGGCTGGCAAATAAAAACCAGTAGTCGCAGATACCGAATCCTGGTTAAAATTAATATAGCACGCAGTTGAAGCTACCAAAATTAATCTTTTTGACATCTCTGAAAGAGTGCCAGCTGTGGAGGTATCATAACTTACCTGAGTTATTCTATTATTGGTAAATTGTTCCATAAGATTTATTTAGCTTTGCCCTTGCCAACGAAGTGCGTTTGCTATTAGCTTAAATTCTTTTTCAAAAGCCCCGACTCTTTTATTTTCAGCATTATAAATATTTATACTGCCATCTGAAAGAACTTCTTTTTTAAATTCAGGCAATTCTTTGCCAGATAAAATATCTGCCATAGTTATAGCTAAAGCAGGCATACCTTCTTTAGTTTCACCTAAGATTTGACCTAAATATTTTCTTGATTCATCATAAAGTTTCCATATAGGATGAACCCTGTGTTTTTGTATAGTAATGTTCATAAAATTAATGTAAGGTATTACCCTTAGTTTAAGTATTAATTTTTAAGGAGTAGGAGTTCGTTGTTGACTGGTTGCCAAGTCCTCGGATTCAATTTTAAACAATTTCTTTACTTCATCAAAATCATACTGTCCGCCAACTAATTCTCCATCTTCAAATTCATTATCAAATACTTCTACATCCTCTTCCATTCCTGGAGTAGCTCTGCGTTCCTTCCAGAATAAAATAGCATCTCTTTCAAGCATTACACATCTACCATCATTATCAAATTGATAAATATTGAATTGGTCTCTTACTGGACCCGTTGGGGGAACTATTTTCTTAAAAACGACAATGACCTTAACATTATATAAGGTTTTTGAAACTACTACTGCTTTATGATTAGTAGAAACTACCTCTTGTCGTTCTTCTTCCTCATTTAACTCCTTATCAGAAGAGGCTAAATCAGGTCTAATATAATTTACATTAGTTTCCTTACTTTCATCTTTAATTTCTTTATCCTCTTGATTTGTTTTCTCTTTATTAAACATAAGTTTTCTATTTATTAATTAATCATTTAATGAGGCGGACAGAAATCCGCCCGCCCCAAAAGAATTAAACTTGACCAATATTGGAAATAATGGCTTGCCATTGCGGAATACGCAACTCAAGAACACAATTCCAAACAACAGTCTGCGTTTCTGCTAAGGTTAAACCACGATAAACTGGAAGTTTATACATTGGTTCAGCTTCAGCCATAGCTATCTCACCCATTGTTAAGATGAATGCATCATCATAAGGAGTATTAACAGAGTTGGTTGTATTAATGAAAGTATCCATTATTACATTCAACGGACCTGCAAAACTCATATAACGAGCAATATTGTATCCAAAAGTCATTCCTGCTCCTGGGTCGTTGTAGGTAACTACTGAAGACCAAGTTGTTGCTAAATCTCTAATATCTCTGGCAGAGATAAATAAAGTATCTGGCAACCCACCATTATCAATTACTGTTTGAATAGCAGAATCGATGTAAGTAGTTGAAACTTTGTGTTGAGTAGCGTCTACAATATTACCTGAAGCGTAGTCAGAAACTATATTGTAAATACCATCAAATTCATTTGGTGAACCTGTGGCATCACCATAGAACGATTTCTTCTCAACATCCTGGATAATCTTACGCATACCGTGCATAAGATGCATATCCATTAGGTCGAAGTAATCGCTTGCCCCCCATTGTGCTTTATCGCACACTTCTACTTTAGAAGCAAAAGTTTTAATCTGGGCAGAATAACGAACTATGGTTGCTTCGTTTTCTGGCGGTGTTCCACACTCTGCAGTGGCGGTATCATTACTACCAAGAGCAGTAATCATATCCCATTCGTGTGTAATTCCATTGGCTTTTCGTTTGGCAACTTTATCTAAGAAAGGAGTCTTTCTGTCGGTAATGTCAGCTAAACGAGTGTCCAAGTGTTCCCGCTGGGCGTATGTTGAAGTAGTTGTTGATTGAACAGTCTTTTCTAAAATTTTAGCGGCTTGAGCTAAACCATCTTTAATATTAGATGATTTCTCTAAAACCTTGACTGCTTCCAACAATCCTTCAGAAACTGATTTATACATACGCAATAAGTTCTAAGAATTAATTTATAAAAGATAGTAAGAGGTTATTTCTCTTTACTCGCCCATTTTAAGCGAATCCTACCACATTCTGAAAAAGCTCTTTCAGGGTCATTCTCATTGGCTTTGCGAATCGCATCCAATTCCTCGTCAAGTGATTTATATACATCAGTATTATCATCACCTTCAGATTCGTCTTTGTCCACTGCTATGCCCTTAGTAGTTTTACGATTAACTACTCGATTCTTTTTCAACATCTTTGCCATCTTCTCCTGATTAGTAATTACTGATTTCAAAAGGTCAGCCGCGGATTTCTCCGTGTCCTTATCTTCCTCTCCTTCAACTTTTTCATCTTTATTTTCTTCAGTCTTTTTAGGTTGACTTCCATCTTTACCTAAAAGTTTTCCAAAGAAACCCTTCAAACCTTTTTCAAAGCCTTCTTGAATCATATTACCAACTTCCTTACGGGTAAGAGATTTTTCCTCGTCTTCCTCGTCTTCCTCATCTTCCTCAGAGTCATCTTCTTCCTCATCTTCTGAGTCCTCTTCTTCGGAATCTTCCTCAGATTCTTCAGAATCAGATTCTTCATCTGAAGCTTTGGAGTTGTCTTCGGCTGATTCATCTTTAGAGTCATCCTCTGAATCAGAGTCTTCTTCTTCAGAAGATTCTTCTTCATCAGTTTTCTCATCAGAGTCATCAACTGCTTTTTTGTCTTCGTTCTCTTGGTTTTCTGATTCTGCCTCTTTAGTTCCTTTTTCATCTTCCAATTCAGAAGCATCTTTTTTAGCTTCGTCATTTTCAGCTTCAGTAGAAACTTTTTTCTTAGCATCTTCAGATTCAAGCGAAGATTGTTTTTTCTTATTCATAAGCGTTGAATCATTAACTTTCAGACTAAAGTTAGTTAATAATTTTACTATATTTTCATCTCCTAAGGTTTTCATACTTAGGTTGATAAACTTAATTAATTCCTCTCTTGTCATATCAGAAAAAGTGCTGACTGCTTCTAATCTTTCTGCTTTATCCATAGATTTAGCAATAGCACCCACCCAAGTCTTTGGATTTGCAGGAGTAGAAGTAACTGCGATGTGGTCTAATTCAATATCTTTATAAACTCTGGAAAATACTTCTTTCTTTTTATCCCATTCAAGTTTGTAATCTTTTACAAACCCACCAATTGACAAACCAAGTTCTTTTTTCTTTTCAGTCAATGCATACCACAAATCTTTGGCTTTAGAGGTAATATCTAATTTAGCCTTCATTACCAAATGATTTTTTGTATCCACCGATAACTTAGTAACATCACCTAATTCTGATTGCCAAGACTTATCGTGTTCAGCATTCAAACCAATAATGTGCTTTTTAATGCTGTTAGCCATTGATTTTATTGCACTGGGAGCCATTTTGTCTCCGTGCAAATCAATGTCCGTGGAAGAAGCAACTCCCTCAATAAATTTTTCTTTTTTCTCTTTGCCATCTTCATCTAAGTGAACTTCTTCATAACATTTCATAATTGGCATAGAAAAGGAAAAACGGGTAGCTTCGGATTGTTTTTGTGCTGTTTTTAACATAGATTTATTTTTTGAATGTTCTTTTGCCTATTTTTTGCTTTTGACAAAGAGATAGATAAGAACAAGTTTTCTATTAATAGTAAATGTAGATTAATCTTTTTGAGGATTGGGGCTTAAAATGCCCTCAATCCCAAACGACAAAATCCCAACCCTTAAAAAGATTAAAAGAAAAAAACCACGCCAAACTCAGAGTTCGAAGGCGTGGTTATGTGCTAAAAATTATAATTGCACTAAATAAGCCTATGCATAGATTTTCCTTAACCTAAATTAAAGGTACACTATAATAACAAAAAAGTCAAGAAATCGATTAAAAAGGGTAAATAAACGGCTAATCTTCCAACCTTTTAGCTGTCTTTTTTGATATTGATTTCTTCATTGTAGTTGTGTCCAACTCTAAACACTCTCCTGGTTTATCCACAGGTATGTCTTTAGTATCTGGTGCTTCATTTTGAGGTGTATCTGTTAAATTACTTTGGTGCTTTTGACTAAACCCACAACTTACAACTACATTTTTTGTTGTTAGAGTTATCTTATTTTCTGACTTGCATCTGGAACAAATTGTTCTTTGAGTTACTGTAGCAAGCGGAGAAGAGCCAAGGTCTATATTTGACAGATACCTGAAACATTTTTGACATTTCCAAGTATAATTCATAAATTATTTAGCCTTAGGCGTTTCCGCTTTAATTACAAATTCTAATTGTCGGTCATAATCATCAGAAGGGGGAGTTACTTGCTTAACCCCAATAAATCCTGCATCTTGTAAAAATTTAATCATAATCTCAGGAGTATAACCTGATAAGTATATTTCGGTTAAATCTTTTTGTGTGCCAAAAATAGCTTCTAAGTATCTTTCATCAAAAGTTTGCAAGAATTTACCCATTGCCTTCTTAACATCTACACAAATAATAGTCATCTCACTAACAGGCTTTAAAACTCTAAAGCACTCTTTCAATGCAGGAAGAAGCATTGGTTTGCCAATTCTTTGAAGAACTCTTTTAGCATAAATTTCATCTACAGAGCCATCTTCTAAAGGTAGTTCTGAAAAAGCCTTTGCAACTATTTCAGTATGTGGAAAGTTTTGTGTATCTAAATGAGTCCAATCTCCATTTAGATGCACTGGAGTTTTACTCCCCAATTCAATTTTCTTTGGGATTGTGTCGTTTGATGTTGGAATATTTGTGCTTTCTTCCGTCCCTTCCCTGGAAGGAACCGCTCTTTGTATTCCATCGAGATTTGTATTAATCATAGGATTTTCCTTTTGGTTAATTATTAAATTATTGTGTTTATGTGTAATATAATTAGTTGCTATTTCTATTGATTTAGGATTTTGACAACTAATATCTCCTGAATTATAAAGAGCAGTAAATAATGTTTCGTCAATATGAACTCCATATTTTCCTTTTTCTGCCATTGCCAACCACAAGTCCCAGTCCTGAAATCTCTCTAAACTTTCATCAAAGCCCTCTTCAGGAAAGTCTTCTGCTTTAATTAAGCTCATAGTGGAAATATAATTTGTTCTCTTTAATTTATCAATGTCCCAAGAAACCCCACGAACTTGCCCCGTTAGACTACCTTTTCTTTGATAATTACAATAAGAAAAAGAAGCGTTAGAATAAAATAATTTAGTTAATAATACTTCCAACATAAGAGGTTTCAATTCTATATCATCATCACAGAAAAATAAGAAGTTACCTTTTGCCCTTTTTCTGCCCTCATTTCTTGCCCACGAAGCCCCTCGCTGGTCTTTATCTCTAACTATAATAATTTCAATATTCTTGTGTGTTTGCTTTTTTAGAGATTCAATAGAGTGTGGTTCTTTGTCTAATATTCTGGTTGGTATAATAACCGAAATTAACTCGTCTGTTGAAATCTTCTTTTTAACAATATTTAGTAATCTCTTTTTTGGAAAATGTTTCGTTAAGAGTCTGTGATTAGCAATATCATTATCATATCTACCTTGGCTGGAAGAATGAAAATGGTCGCAAATAGTTTCAAGATGCCCAAAAGAATAGCCTTGTTCCAAAGCAGTCAAAAACAATTCGTTGTCTTCCCCACCATTTACATAATCTTCATTTAAACCGCCTAATTTTTCAAACACTCTTCTTTTTATCATAAACGCCGCACCTGTAGCTGGGATTTGGCAAGTATTGAATCCATCAAAACTTAACTGGGTTTTTACAGAATCAATTAAGTTATCTACATTGCCATATTTCCCCCAATACATATTCATTCCATAAACTATCTTATCCATACTTGGTATTCTTAAAGGTAACCCAACAATATCTTCGTCGTGTTCTTGTAATTCTTTAAATGCCTGTTTAGTTAAGACCACATCATCATTAAGAAAAAGTAACCTATCCGCTTTTGATAGACTTGCCCCACGATTACACGCTTGAGCAAAATAAAACCCACGAACAATAAATACTTTATAGTCCATAGGTATGTTTTGTAAGCATCCTCCAATCAAATCCCAACGATTGTGATGGGGGATAATTATGTCTGGTAAATCTTTATGCATAGAGTTCGTTTATAAATTTATAATTATGTCCTTTTAATGATTTGTAATAATCAAATTTTTCTTCTAAGCCATTATCACAAGCATTATGAATATGCCCGTGAACTGAATTACTATTTACTATATACAGCTTACCCGTGTAATTTGAAATTTTCTTATTTTGAGCCAATACATAACCTCTCTCTGCTAAGACTTGATTCATCTCTTCTGTTCCTTCCCAAAAAGGTGGTTTAAATATTTTCTTGAATACTCCCCATTGTTCGTATTTATCTAAAACTGCATTAGTTTGTTCTTTTGTCCAAACAGCACATTCAAGATGAGTGTGTTTATCTCCGTGCAATGCTAAATCTATCCAATCTATCTGATTAATCCTTTGGCAAAATTCTTTTGTGCAATCATTTGGTATTGTAAATAAAGTTACTTTCAATTCAGGAATTGCCTCTTTTAATTTATTTAGCAAATCCATACGATTATTTTTCTCACTAAAATCATCAAAGTCAAAAACTAATTCTTTTTTTTGCCAATCAATTATTATATAATTTTCTGACTCAGTAATAGTATTACCACCACCCGCAAACAATTTATTTATATCCTCTAAACTCAATGACCAATAGTGTTCTGAAGACTTGATGTGTTCTTCATTAGGCAAAATGGATAAAAATCTACCCCCTGGCTTCAGTACTCTTTTTACTTCTTTAATAAATGCAGGTAATTTTTCAATATGTTCTAACACCTCTATAGTAAATACCGCATCAAAAGAATTACTTTGAAAAGCAAACATTGGTAAAATCTCTGGCGTAGTTTGAAATTTTACTGAGGAATACTTCTTTTTATTATACTCAACGGCAACACTACTAATATCTATACCTGTGTACTCAAGGCGTTTGCTTGTTAAAGATAGAGCCTCATAAAACTCTCCTTTACCACAACCTATTTCTAATACCTCCCCCAAAGGTGGTAATAAATCAAGCATTATCTCAAATCTATCGCGGTTAACTCTTGGAATACTTTCTTTTATCTCTTTAGTATAAAGAGTGTCCCAATACTTTTTAGAATTAATGTCTTTTTCAAGTAGTTGTTTCATAAGCTAATAAATATACTTTTTACTGAAATATCTTGGGTATCTTTTTTCTTGACCTTTAGTTGTTTCAAAATGTTTAACTTCAAATGTGGGTAAATATCCTACTTGAAAACCATTTTGTCTGAAGTATTCATTTAAGGTTTTATCATTTAACACCTTACATTTACTTACTAACTCAGTGAAATCTTCAAACTTCATAGCTCTAAAAATTCCACCTATGTGCTGTGTTTCATTAAATTCAAAAGAGGCAACCTTTTTTGTCTTTACTATCTCTGGGACAGTATCTATGCCTTTAACTACGGGGCTAACAATTAATTTTTTTAAATCATCGGTAAATACTTCGGCTATTTTACTTATAGTATCAGGAGTTAAAATTTCACAGTCAGGGTCTACCTTTATAACTATATCTATATGCCTTGATTTAAACCAATCATAAGCCTGTTTAGTTGCCCCTGTAATTCCCCTATTCTCATTATTCCTAATAACTTGGAAGCCTTCTTCTTTTAACCATTCGTAAGTTCCATCTGTTGACCCATTGTCTACAATTATATGTTCATACGAAATACCTGCTTTATCTTTTAAAGCCTTTAGACAATGGTAAGTATAATACAAACGGTCAAGAGTTATACTAAAAATTCCTATTTTTTTATTCATAAATTTAAGATAATAATGATTCATCAAAATCAAATTTTTCTATGTGCATTCGTTGTTTTTCACCTTCACCTGCAAAAGCAGTTAGAATATGCCCAACATCAAGAGATATTTTTCCCATTCTTTTTATTTGTGGTCCAAGATAATGTGAAGCAATGCCCATTCCCAGCAAGGCTACTTGAAAATCATATTCTTCAATTTCTTTCAACATTTTATGTGCTTCACTACCTAAATTAGAAAACTCTGAACAACCAACTGCCCCGACTACTTGTATTTTATGTAGATTCATTTTTTCATAATGTTGGACAAATTTTTTATGCTTCGTTCTTTCAAAAATAGCTGGAGCGTGATATCCAACCAATAATACTTTTGCCCCACTAAGCATATCAAACAATTCCCCCGAAGCAACCATTTGATATCTATCTGCTAAAGTAGTAATTATCTTTAATCCTTCAATACCATAATGTTTGAGTATTTCAGGATACATATAGAAAAATTTACCCCAATCAGTAGTTTGAACTCTGGTGTCTGTTTCTTTTCTTCTTAGTGGGTGAGAAAAAACATAATCATTCTCTGGCAATAATCGGATAATATCTTTTTTCAAAATAACATCACTTGGTTTAACTCCACTAATTGATAAATATTTTTCTAAATGAGGTATTTCCGCTATTTCAGGACACGCTAAAAATATTTGTTCAGCATCACCAAGAGAATTTACTGAGAAAGGTAACTTACAAGTGTGAGCCACTTGCAAATCCTTTATCATTTCTTCGTAGGTTGCATTAGTATACTTCATAAGATTAAAATTTATAAATATAAGTTGCAAAAAGATGGTCTATTTCGTGTTGAAAAACTTTTGCAGTTTGACCCTTCACATCCTCCTCTATAAAATCTGTTAAGTCGCCTTCTTGAATTAATTGGTATTTAACTACACATTTATGGTGGCGTTGAACTGTGATAGGTGCTTCTTCTGGAAAAGTAACACAACCCTCAACAGAATCAACCGTTGCGTTAGTGTGGTTAATTATTACAGGATTAACTACTATCTTTTTAGTGTTAGTTACAAAAAAAGCTAAGGGGTCTTGGTCATCTATTTGAGGATGAGCCAAAGCAAATATCTGTGAAAAATTGCCTTTTGGTTTAAGACAAAAATCAAGCATTTTCTGAGCCTCTTGAATAACCCGTTGTAAGTCAGAAATAGCAACTTCTCGACTTATTTTTGTGTGTGGATATACTATTTGCATAAGATTTTAAACCCAGTTAATTTCAGCATTCTTAGCTCCTGGCACAGAATTCTTTATAAAATCGTCATCTTCTTTTGTAACCTTTGTTCCCCCCCGACCATCAGCTAACTTCCTAATTGATTCTCCTTTATCTGTAGGAGTTAATTGTTTTCTTGAGATTGTGTCGTTTTTTTCCAGCTTATCAATAGTTTTTAATAGTCTGGGGTCAGGTGGAGTTTTATTTGGTTCTACGGGAGTATGCCCCCTTACTGGTGGCACAGGAGGGCTTCTAAGTAATTCAATCCTTTGCTTATAGCCACAGCTAAAACAATTTAAGATACCAGACTCTAAATCTATACTCATTCTGGTATCACACTTCGGACAGAACATTTCTGAACTTTTAGCTCGTTCAATTAACTCCATAATACCTGCGGTTGCCTTTCCTCGCAGTTCTTCTGGAATATCATAATTCTGAACAAACTCCTCTACTCTTTGACGAATAGTTTTTTCTTTTTTTCTTGGCATAAGATTATTCTTTATTAAATGCTTTTGCAAATTTTTTAAAAAATTGGTCATAATTTTCTTTTGGGCTAATGACTTTTTCTTCTTTGGGGGCTGGCAAACTCCGTTCTATCATTATATTTACTACTTTCATCCCCCTGTTTGCATCGTGGTCAATGCTAACTCCTGAGGCATAACCAATAGTTGTCCCATTTAGTTTAACTTCAGTTTGTCCTCGAGCATACATATTCATACATTTCTATCAATTAAACTCGGCACTAAGTCAGGCTTTTTCGCTTTTCGCATAACTGCCCCAACCTCGTCTTTGAAAAATTCATCATAAACTTCATCTTTTTTCTTACTCTTAATTCTGGTAGCCATTTTAATTTTTTTACCTTTTGTATATTGCATAATCAAATAACGCCCCTTATAACTTTTTGTTTATAGAGAAATTTTTTCCGTTCTCTGATTTTATCCTTGTTCCTTTGATAATAGCTTTGGTCGTAACCTCTCTTTCTCTCAGATACTTTATTCTTTTCTAAAATCTCTTCTTTATTATCCAGATAATAGCTTTTGGCACTGTCGTTTAATTTCTTACGATGCTGTTGGTAATAAATCTTTTGTTTAATTTTTGTTTTTGCTTTATTGCGATGGTAATACGAAGGTCTCTCAACTTTGTTGGTTGGATTTTCCTTTTTTTGGTTTGTGATTGCTTGTTCCATATATTTATTATTTAAAAACCCACTTTTTAGAATAGTAATACCAATTATCCGTTTCTTTAGAATATCTACCCTCACTCATTGACTCATAATGATAAAGCTCTGATTTACAGGCATACCAGATAGTTTTGCCATTTTCACGATAGCGATTACATAAATCTATGTCCTCCCACCCTAACCAATACTTTTCATCAAATCCGCCCATATCTAAGAATTCTTTTTTATTGACCAACATACACGCACCAGTAACTGCAGGATATTCTTTATCTTCATTGACTGCTTTAACATCTCTATCCACCCCAAAATACCTATGGAAAGGGTATTTAAACTGGTCAAATTTAATCCCTGCGTGTTGAATAGTGCCTGCCCCTGGAATAATTAGTTTAGCCCCAGTAACCCCCGCTTTATTGTGTTTATGGCATTTGAGCAACTCTATTAACCAATTCTCTAATGGTAAAGTGTCATTATTTAAAAAGCATAGATAAGTTCCTCTTGCTAATCTCGCCCCCTGATTGTTAGCCATTGAATACCCTTTATTTTCAGTATTTCTTACATACACCCCTGCAATATTATAAGGTTTGCACTTCTTAAAAAATTCTTTTATGACTGTTTCAGAATTATCTGTTGAATTATTGTCTATAATAATAAGCTCACAAGGATGATAATGGGTATTAGCAAATAAATAAGATAACATCTGCAGAGTAAATTCTCGCTTATTAAATATTGGAATGATAATAGAAATAGCTGGTTTCATATTTTTATTCGCTAACCAAAGGATGATAATTATATTTTATG